CACGTCGTTGGCCGCCGGCGAGGTCGAGATCAAGCGCATCGAGGAACGCTGCATGGCGCTGGGCATGCAGCCCATGATGGCCGTCGGCGGCCCGGCGACAGCCACGGGCGAAGTGCGCGCGGACAGCAACGAGAAGTCCGAGGCGCAGCGGTGGATTGAGGGGCTGGAGTGGGCGATGTACCAGGGCATCGAGCTGGCCGCCGAGGCCGCCGGCGTCGAGCTGCCCGAGGACTTCGACTGGACGCTCTACCGGGACAGCAGCCTGCTGTCGGGCAAGGCGCAGGACGTGCCGGTGATCCAGGGCCTGATGACCGCCGGCCAGATCCCGCTCGCCGTCGGCCTGCGCGAGCTGGCGGTGCGCGGCGTGCTGTCCACGGTCGACGACCCCGAGGCGTTGGCCGCGCAGGTCGAGCTGGGCCGCGAGCGCACCGTCGAGGCGCAGATGCAGGCGATGCTCGCCAGCGTCGAGCGCGACCGGCAGGCGCCAGCCGCCGAGGCGGAGGACGAGGAGGACGAAGCCGAGGAGGCCGAGGACGAAGCCGAGGCCGAGACGTGATCGGCGACGGCAAGCTCAACCAGGCCTGCCGCTGCGGCGGCACGGGGTTCATGTTCAAGTGCTACGACCAGATGCGCGAAGGTGGCATGATCCACACGGGCTACCTCGCCAAGTGCGACATCTGCGGCGCGTCCACCGGCGTCATGCGCACGTTCGCGCTCGCGCGCGAGGCGTGGCTGGAGCGCCGCTGCCCGCTCACCCACGACGTGATCGAACCGTGACCATCGACCTACGCCAAGGCGACTGCCTCGACGTGCTGCGCACGATCGACACCAACACCATCGACGCGATCGTGACAGACCCGCCCTACGGGCTGTCCTTCATGGGCAAGCGCTGGGACTACGACGTGCCCAGCGTGGAAGTCTGGTACGAGTGCCTGCGCGTGCTCAAGCCGGGCGGGCATCTGCTGGCGTTCGCTGGCACGCGGACGCAGCATCGGATGGCATGTCGCATCGAGGACGCAGGCTTCGAGATCCGCGACATGATCGCGTGGGTGTACGGCAGCGGATTCCCCAAGAGCCTGGACGTGAGCAAGGCGATTGACAAGCGCAAGGACTGGAGCCTTGTTGATCGCCTTGCCGGAGAGATTCGCCGCGCACGGACTGAGGCCGGGTTGTCGCTTGCAGAGATTGGCGAAGCAACGATGGCCGCAACGGCCGGCACCTACGGCAAATGGTACCACCGAGGCGGGCACATGTTTTTTGAGACCGGACGCAGCCTTCCCAGCCGCCCTGAGTGGGACCGACTTCGCCATGTTTTGCCAATTGCGCCTGAGTTTACGGCGGTTTATGACGAGGCCGAGCGCGAGGTGGTGGGCGTCGCTGAAATGCGCGACACGTCCGAGGTCCGCATCGCTGTCACCGCTTCCGCCGACGACTATGACGCGGCGGCCCGCCGCGAGGTCGCCATCACCGCCCCAGCCACCGACGACGCGAAGAGGTGGGCCGGTTGGGGCACCGCCCTCAAGCCCGCGCTTGAACCGATCACCGTCGCTCGCAAGCCGCTGGCCGGCACCGTCGCGGCGACCGTGCTGGAGCATGGCACCGGGGCGATCAACGTCGACGGGTGCAGGGTGGGGACGGAAGCGACCATTACGGTTCGCAACGGAAATAGCGGGGCGCATGGACGATACGGGAAGGATAATCGTGTGTTCTCACGCAAGAATCCGCCCGGCCGCTGGCCCGCCAACCTGATCCACGACGGCAGCGAGGAACCCGCCGAGCTGCTTGGCACGGCCGCTCGGTTCTTCTACTGCGCCAAGGCGAGCCGCTCTGACCGCGGCGACGGCAACGGTCATCCGACCGTGAAGCCGACCGAGCTCATGCGCTACCTCTGCCGCCTCGTCACGCCGCCCGGTGGCACCGTCCTTGACCCGTTCATGGGGTCAGGCTCGACCGGCAAGGCGGCGGCGCTTGAGGGCTTTCACTTCCTCGGCATCGAACGGGAAGCCCAGTACCTCGACATCGCACGCGCGCGCATTCGCGCTGTCGTCGATGCTGCGCCGTTGTTCGCGGGCAAGCCATGACCAGCTCCCGCCTGCCGCCTGGGGTCAAGGAGCGCCTACGAGCCGCGCTGCGGCAGCATGCCGACACGTGGCTGCAACGGTTCTACCGGCACGAGATCCTCGTCGCGCGGGCCGTCAGGGGCATCCAGGACGACGCCGCCGAGGAGTTCCGTCGCACGGTCGTGCGCCCCGTCGTCGAGCGCGTCGCCGCCGGCATGGCGACGTTCGAGCGCCGCGGCCAGGACGTGACCATCGCCACGACGCCCGAGCTGCGCCGGCTGATCGCCGAGGCCGAGGCGTTGGTGCGGCAGGGCATGCGGCGGGTGCAGGACCAGGCGCGCGTCAACCTCGGCCAGCTCGTCAAGCAGGAGGCCGACTGGGTGCAGGAGAGCGCCCGCAAGGTGCTGCGCATCGAGACGGCGCGACCGGTCAGCCTGCCGCGCATCGAGGCCGCCGTCGAGCAGCGGCCCTACCTCGGCGCGACCACCGAGGAGTGGTTCGGCTCGCTGGTGGGCGGCGACAACGGGGCCGTGGACAACGTGCGCTACGCCGTCCAGACCGGCGTGCAGCGCGGGCTGACCACGGACGAGATCGTGCGCACCCTGCGCGGCACCCGCGCCGGCGACTTCGAGGACGGCCTGCTGAGCGGCTCCAACGTCGACCAGCTCCGGGCCATGGTGCGCACGGCCGCCGCGCACGCCAGCGCCACGACCCGCGCCGAGACGTTCGCCGACCTCGGCGTGGACCAGTACCAGTTCGTCGCCACGCTCGACTCGAAGACCTCCATCATCTGCGCGGCCAACGATGGCAAGGTGTTCGAGATGGGCAAGGGTCCGATGCCTCCCTTGCACCCGAACTGCCGCAGCAGCATCGTCCCTTGGACCGGCCGCGAGGTCGGCAACCGCGCCAGCGTGGACGGGCCGGTGCCGGCCTCGACGACCTTCCCCGAATGGCTGGAAGGCCAGCCGCGCAGCGTCCAGGACGAGATGCTCGGCCCGACGCGCGCCGCGGCGTGGCGTGCCGGCGACCTGACCTTCGCGCAGATGGTCGGCAAGGACCTGCAGCCGCTGTCAATCGACCGCCTCCGCCAGCTCGACCGCATTCCTGACCCGGAAGACGCATGAAGCCGCACAGTGACCCCGACCTCACGCAGGCCATGATGGCGCGCGCCGGCGACCTGGTCGCGTACATGACCCGCAAGGGGCTGTCGATCGCCGTCGCCGGCGGCACGGCACCCAACGGCGTCGAGGCGACGGTGATCTACGCCACGGGCTACGCCTCGGACACGGTGCGCGACCTCGGCGCGGCGGTGGCCAAGCGCATCGCGCAGATGGCGGACGAGGCATCCGCGAACTGACGACCCCCTAGCGCGGGTGCGCCTGCCGATATACACCCCAAGGCACTATGCCGTTCCGCATCATCGCCGACAGCCTGACTGACCTGCCCGAGGGTCTCCGCGACGCCGCCAAGCAGAACGGCGACAAGTTCGTCGTCGAGGCGCTCAAGGAAGGCTGGGGCGTCGAGGACGTGGGCGGGCTGAAGCGGGCGCTGACCGAGGCGCGCAGCGAGCGCGACGCGGCCAAGGCCGCAGTCAAGGCCTACGACGGCATCGACCCGGCCAAGGCCGCCGAGGCGCGCGAGGCGTTGGAGAAGCTCCAGGCTGGCCAGCTCAAGGGCAGCAAGGAGATCGACGACTACAAGGCCGCCGTGAACGCGAAGATGGCCGAGGAGCGCGCCAAGCTCGAAGGCAAGCTGACGGCCCGGACGGCCGCGCTGCGCGAGCGCATGGTGGCGGGCGAACTCGCCCCGGTCGTGGCCAAGCTCGGCGGGTCGCAGTCGATGGACGCGATCCTGACGCTGGCCAAGCAGTACATCCGCGTCGACGAGGACGCGGATGGCAACCTCAAGCATTCCATCGTTGACGCGGGCGGGAAGCCTCGCGTCACGAAGAAGTCGGGATCAAGCGACCCGATGGGATTCGACGAGCTGATCACGGAGATGCGGGAAGCACCTTCGACGCGCGGCTTGTTCGTGGCACAAGGCACCGGGGGATCCGGTGGCGGCTCGCAGACTGGCGGTGCCGGTCGCGCAGCAAACCCCGGGCAGCAACTACTGCCCACAAGGGAACTGCTGAACCGTGGAAACTCCACTGCGTAGCGTCCGGGCTAGGCTGTCTGTCGGTGTTCTCGTGTGGGCCAACACACACACGAGAGAACCATGG